GCAATAAGCAGAAGACCGAAGAGATTAACGGTAGGGTCGTGGCATCCCCCGAACTACCCGACCGTGAAGAGTACAGCCCTAACACCCTCGCTTGGTGGGACATGTGGGCTACCTCTCAGCAGGCAGAAGCGTTTATGCCTTCTGATTGGATGAGGCTGATTATGCTAGCCCCTCTAATTGAACAGTATTGGATTGACCCCAAGGGTACGACTCTTGCAGAGATCAGGCTTAACGAGGAACGTCTAGGCGCTACCGTTCGGGACCGTCAAAACCTGCGCATGGTGTTCAATAACCAGGCTAAGCCAGAGGTAAGTAACCAAGAGGATGATGCTACGGCCGACAATGTGGTTCGGTTGCGGGCGGCTTTTGGTGGTAAGTGATGCAGACCGGCAATATCCCGGATACTGCTCCAGCGCATACGCTTGCTTGGGAAATCCTCACATGGGCTGAGGAGAACATTGTCCAGCCGGACGGCGAGAACGCCGGTGACCCTTGGGTGTTCACTGACGAACAGATTCGTTTCCTCGCACACTTTTATGCGCTCAAGCCAGATGGTAAATGGGTTTACCGTACTGCTTCGCTAAGGCGTGCCAAGGGGTGGGGGAAGTCTCCAATTCTAGCGGCACTTTCCATTATCGAGTTTTGCGGGCCTTGCCGGTTCTCGCATTGGGCTAAGTTCAATGAGCATTGCCCTACGTGCGGTGGACTGCATAAGACTACCGATAAGCACCCGATCGGTAAGCCTGAATATAATCCGTGGATTCAGATTGCGGCCACGTCATTGGATCAGACAGTTAACACGCTCGACATGGTGCGTGGAATGTTGGTCGCTTCACCTTTGGTGCAAAAGCTTGGCCTAGACATCGCTAAGACAGTTGTCCAGTACAAGTCTGGTAAGCCTGGCAAGATCGAACCTGTTTCCGCTAACAGCGTCACTCTTGAGGGCGGACGTCCCACCTTTAGCGTTTTGGACGAGACCCATTTGTGGATGGAAACTAATGGCGGTCACAAGGTTGCACGGGTTATCGACCGTAACATTTCCAAGAACACAGGCGGTCGGGCTCGCTATTGTGAGAGCACTAACGCTTATAACCCTAACCAGGATTCCATTGCACAGCGAACCCATGAGGCTGTTCTAGCTTTCGGTGATTTCCCTTGCGACATTCTTTATGACTGTGTTGAGGGCCCGCCTTTGGATAACCTTTCTGACACTGACGCGCTTAGGGCTGCGTTGGTGGAGTCATACGGGGATTCGTCGTGGGTTGATATCGATAACATCATCTCCGCTATCCGCGACCCTCGTACCCCTGCCGGTGAGTCTTACAGATTCTACCTTAACAACATTATGGAGTCCGCAGATACGTGGATGCCTAAAGCGTCTTGGGAAGCGTGCCGTGACGACGATGATCCGATCCTTAAGAAGGATCAGATTGCAATTGGCTTTGACGGGTCGCTTTATGACGACGCAACGGCGCTTGTAGGTTCCCGACTTAGGGACGGCAAGCTATTCGTTTTGGGTTTGTGGGAGAAGCCAGACGATGCCGGGGATGGTTGGGAAGTTAATGTTACTGAGGTTGATGCGGTAATACATAAGGCTTTCAAGGACTACCGGGTAGCTTGGGTTTACGCAGACCCCTATTACTGGCAAGACATTATCGACCGTTGGGCTATGGAGTACGGGGATAAGATTGTTTTCAAGTTCCCGACTAACCGTGAACGGGTTATGTGTGAAGCCATTGAACGGTTCCATACCGGGGCTGTAAGTCAGCAGCTTAAGCACGACGGTAACAGAAATCTACAGCGACACGTTTTGAACGCTGTAACTACCGAGGTTCGTAATGGTTACCTCATCAGCAAGGAACGGCCTAAGTCGAAGAAAAAGATTGACCTTGCGGTTGCTGCGATTCTCGCCTACGAGGCACGGGGCGACGCTATAGCTGATGGTCGTTTGAGACGGCGCGGTCGCGCCATTGGAGTTTAAGGAGGTAACAGCTTGGCAGACATGACTAATATGACGGTTGGTAAGTTCGGCGACATTCAGCCGAATATGCAGCCGGGTACGGGGATGTTCCAAGCACCCTCCGACCCTATTAGCTGGGTAACGTGGATGGAAGGCCGACTAGGTAGGCGACTAGGAAACCTACTTAGGTATCAGGAGTTTTACGACGCTTACGAAACCGACCTAGCTTTTGCGCAAAAGAAGTTCTCGGAAGCTTTCGGTCCCATGTTCTACAACTTCCGCGACAACTTCTGTTCGCTTGTAGTGGACTCGCTAAGCGAGCGCCTTACAGTACAGGGTTTCCGTTTCGGCGATGATGACCCGGAGGATACAGGCAAGGAACCTAGTAAGGGTGATGCCGATGGGGACGCGGACGATATTTGGAAGCGTAACTTTATGGACGCCGAATCGATCTCGGTTCATACTGACGCTTTCGTTAACGGTGAAGCTTTCCTAAGCGTGTGGGGAGACAAGGACGGTAACCCCATCATCCTCCCTGAGTCGGCACAGGAAGTGTATTGCCAGTACCGCCCCGGTTCCCGCCGTGAGGTTGTGGCGGCAATTAAGAAGTACCTAGACGATTGGGGAACCCAGCACGTAACCCTATGGTTGCCTGACCAGGTTCACATGTTCGACCGACCCAACGCTAATGTTAAGTGGAATGCCCCGACTTCGGTTAACAACCCGCTAGGCGTTGTGCCTATCATCCCTATGCGTAACCGCATTAGGCTTAGGCGCGGTGAACCGTATTCGGAGATTCACAATATCATCCCCATTCAGCAGGCTATTACTAAGCTAATGGCTGATGCTATTACAGCCTCCGAGTTCGCTGCATTTCCGCAGAGAGTCATTACCGGTATCGAATTGCCGGAGGACGAAAACGGTCAGGTGGCATCACCTATTCAAGCGGCTATTGACCGGATGCTGATGTTTGAGGATGAGAACGTATCATTCGGTGCGTTCCCTTCTGCTGACCTTAATAACTGGGTTAGCTTGATTTCGCTACTGGTGCAACACCTTAGCGCCATTACACGTATTCCCCCGCACTACTTTCTTGTAGGTGGGTCTAACTTCCCCTCTGGTGAGTCATTGCAGTCAGCAGAGGCGGGACTCGTTCGTAAGGTTAGCGAACGAGCTATTTATTTCGGTTCGGCTTGGGAACAGGCTATGAGGCTTGCTTTTGCTGTCAAGGGCGACACTGCCCGCGCGGAAGCCTTTGATTGTTCCGTCATTTGGGGAGACTTTGCGACACGCTCTGAGTCTCTACTTGTTGACGGGCTGGTTAAGCAAGCACAGGGTCTGGGCGTTCCACAGCGAATCCTTTGGGAGAAGGCCGGTTACAGCCCCGACGAAATCGAAAGATTCCCGGCTTTGCAGCAGGCACAACAGGATCAGGAAATAGCCAAGCAAAAGGCCATGCTTGACGCTATGCCAGATCCGGTAATGACTGCCCCCGGAAGTAAGCCCGGTTTGAAGCCCTCACAGGGTAATACCGGAAATGTTAATAAGAAGGCTAACACACCCTCCTGACATAGGAGTCTGTTATTTGCTCCCTGTCGTTCAAAAGGAACTGACAGGGTTTATCTGTTCCATCGACCCGACATGGGAGTAATTAATTTATGAGTGAGACTATCCCGGAAACTGTTCCGGAGACTGTGACCGACCCGACTGTTACCGACACGGAAAGCATCGAATACTACAAGGCGCAGGCTGATAAGTGGAAGAACCTTTCTCGGAAGCATGAGCAGACTTGGAAGGAAACGAGCAAGGAGAACGAGACGCTACGTCAGTCCCTCATGACTGACCAGGAGAAGGCCCTAGAGGCTGCCAAGGCTGAGGGGCGCTCTGCGGCGCTCTCAGAAGTCGGCAGACGGCTTGCGGCTGCTGAGTTGAGGGTTGCTGCGGCTACGGCCGGTGTGGCGCTCCCTGAGGCTGTTGCGGGGCTTCTAGACGTGTCTCAGCTTCTAGCGGCGGACGGTACCCCAGACACAGACGCGATCAACACGCTTGTTGGGTCTCTCGGGTCCGTTAAGCCTCCTGCTCCGACGTTTGCTCAAAACACAGGTGTCGGCCCACAGGGCAGCACCGGTCAGCAGGGACAGCTCACTCAAGACGACCTAAAGCGAATGACCCCCGCACAGATTAACCAGGCCCGTAAGGACGGGCTACTAAATAATCTGATGTTTGGGGGCTAACCCCTATTGGAGGAATTTAACTAATGGCTACAGCTTTTGCACACGGCTGGTCCGAGAATAACGGTGTACAGACTCAGTCTGGGCTAACTCCGTTCTTCTCTGGTGCTGGTCTTAACTCTCTTGGTACGTTCATCCCGGAAATCTGGGCTGCGCAGTATCTAGAGGACCTTATGGCCTCCCTTGTTATTGGTTCCCCTCTTGTCGTTAACCGACAGTATGAGGGCAACATTCAGGGCCAGGGCGACACGGTGCGTATTCCGCACCACGGTAACACCACAGTTGCAGTTAACTCGGGTTACACCCCTTACACGGATATCCCGTCCCCTGACCGCGCTACCATCGACTCGCTTGTGCTGCGCATTAACGATGCGTTCACAATGGGTTTTGAGGTTGACGACCTTCACCAGCTACAGACAGCAGCGGGTATCGATCTGCTATCGGCTCTGTTCCGGGAGCAGGCGCGGGCAACTGCGGAAGCTTTTGACAAGAAGATTGTTGCTGCTATTACGCAGGCCCTTCTAGGTAAGGACTCTAACAACCCGACCGGCGTTAGCACTTACGCTAATCTCCACGGTACTGTTGCGTCTATCAACCTTCTGGCGACAGACCCAATTTATGAGGGTATCGTCCGTATGCGTATGATCATGGACATTAACAACGTGCCACAGGATGGCCGTTATCTTATCGTTGGCCCTCTTGAGTACTCGACTCTCCTAAAGGACCCGCGTTTTATCACGGCTAACGCTTACGGTGGTGGTTCCGTCATCATCAACGGTGAGGTTGGCCAGATCCTTGGCCTTCCTGTTCTCGTCTCTAACACTATTGGTGGGCACTTCCTAGACGCTAACCTTAAGACACTTCCTGGTGTCGTGGGTAACGGTATGGGTGACCGTGGTACCAAGCAGAAGGGCGTTAACTACGAGGGTATCCAGATGATCGCCGGTCACAACATGGCTATCACTATGGCGACTCAGCTTACTAGGCTTG